ATACTTTGTGTTGTTGGTCTGGGTACCAGAACTGAAGTTGATGTACCACGCGTTATTACCAGAGTACTCAGTGCTTGACCAGTTGGCATCGTTGGTGAATGTGGCACCACCGCAGGCCGTGAGGGCGGTATTGATGGCGGCCTTGTTGAGCCACATCAGGTAAAGGATACCCATGGCGGGGATGCTCCATTGTCCGGCTGCTACATCGGCGCACGAATAGTACCTCGCAGCCTCGGCTGCAGGTGCTCCAGTGGTGGCGTTGTTGCCAGTGGTCACAACAGTGCTCTCGTCGACATAGGCCGAAACCTTGGCAGAGGTCGGCTGCGAGCCGTCCCAGTTCGGGTTGAGTGCGGCGATGATGGCGGTGGTGTTGGCTTCCGATGCGAAGTCAGCGATGGCGGTGAGCCAGCTGGTGGTTGTCTTGCAGTTAGGCACATCTGTACCGTAGCCACCCCAGGCGATGCTCGTGCCGGATGCAGCTGTTGCGTTGGTCAAGGCCACGAGGAAGGCTCTCTCCGTGGTGATGACGGCTATTCCACGGGCAGTCTTGCCTGAGCCTTCCGTGGCCCAATCTTCGGCGGCAATGAGCAGGTTGTCGGTGGTTTGGATCCACACGCCCAACGGGGCCATGTCGCAGTCATAGGTAAAGTCGACGGTGCGGCGGCTTGTGGAGGCCGTGAATGTCTGTGAGGCTGGCGTGGTGCCTTGGTATGCTTCCATGCTGACGGTGTACTCCTGGCCTTCAGGCACGAAGTACTCGGCGATGCCGTAGCCGTTCTCGACGGTGAGAGGCAGCACGGCCACCTCATCGTTGCCAAAGCTGATGTGGGCGCTCATGCCGGCAATGAAGCCCTCGTTGGAGGTCGCCCTGATGACGACACGTTCCGACTTGTTGTCGACAAAGCTGTCCACCTTGCCGATGAGGGTATGCAGCCCTCTTGCGATTGATGTGAAGTCCATGCTGTCCTCCTTTCTTAATGGCGACCTTTAACTGGCGGCACGGTGTTGATGGGCAGGTTCCACGCCCACGAAGCGGAGTTGATGGTGCCCGTGCTGACGATCTTCAGCCAGATGGAACGCTTCATGTGGTCCATCGGCTCCCAGTGGTTGCCTGAGCACTCGATTTTCTCGGGCCACTCGTCCCAGTTCTCACGGTCGTGCGAGAAGTGGAAGGAAACAGTGCCCGTGGTGTCGATCTGAAGGGAGGCGCTTTCTCCGATGATCTCAATAGGTTCGATGGTCTTGCCATCGCTTTGGATTTGAAGTTGTTGCATTGTCGTTGAGTTTATGTGTTATACTTCTGTTTCTTCTTCGGGTTCCTCTTCACGAGGCATCGGAGGCTGAGACATGTGGTCCTTGTTTTCGAGGCTTCCCACTGTGAAGGTGGTCTTACCATGCTGCACACGTGCGTCAATGCCACGGATCATCGCCACGAAGGCCGACCATAAGGCGGCGAAGGCGAAGTACCAGCTTATAAGATGCAGCACCGAAGGATGCACCTCTGCCTTTGGAGGTGTGAAAAAGGCGATGGTGCCGATGATGATCGACATGCCTGCCAGGATCCAGAACGGCACGTTCTCAATGATGCTGTGTTTGATGATCTTTCCCATGGCATTATGAAATTGAGGTTGGGTAATATCTCAGTTCAAGCGCAGGCACCAGGTCATCATCGCAGGAGAACTGGAGGCTATAAGCCGCCGACTTGGTGATGATGTATGGGCCTTCGTTGGATGTGTCGAAGGTGTAGCCACCTTTGCCTCCAACGGCGTATTCAATGAGATGTGTTTCGGCTGTCTTCGTGTAGAAGACATAGACCTTTGTCGTTGCAAGCGTCACTTCCTCGGTCACATAACCGCTGCCGCCCTGCACCGGTGCAAACTCCAGCACCAAGCCAACGGTCTCATCGACCATCTCTTCGGCCTCGTCGGCCACGCTCTGGTGGAGCTGGCGGTCGACGGCGCGCTCATTGTCGGCCACCACGTTGTCGACATCGGTCAGCATGTAGGTAAACGAAGCCGATGCCAGTTGGGCACTGTCGCCCATGCTGAGGCTCGAGTCGGTGATGACGATGTGGTTTTGGGTCTCGTTCTCTTGGTTGTAGACAATGGCATCCTGTTTCGACGAGAAAAGCTCGTGGATCCAATCGCGCCATCGCCAGGGCATCATGCCCGTATCTTGCGACCATTGGCGCGTGTCATCGGTGTCGTCGAGCGGCTTATATTGGCGGTCGAAACGTCCGATGTTGTGCGTCGTATCGGGCTGCAGCACGTTCTCGCCGTCGCAGATCAAAGTATCGACGCCGCCCAAGGCGTTGACGAAGAGGAAGTAGTGCTCTCTGCCGGAGCGCTCCTTATATATATAGCGTTGTCTAGCCAGCTCGTTGTCGCTGCTGTCGGTAAGGATGACGTCATAATAGCCTTTGTAGTAGCTCGAGAGATGGTTGGCCAGCCGAATGACGATGGAGTAGCTCACATTGACCGTATAGCAGCCGCCGACGTTGGTTGTGGTCAGTTGCCGTGTCTCGTTGCCTCCTGAGTTGGGATAGAAGATGACCTTCACTTTTCTGCCTGCAGGAGTGTCAAGGTCAAGGAAGGTAAGGTATTCGGGGCTGTCGTAGGTAGTCGGCTTCTCCAGCGGCTGGTTGGTCATGAAGTTCTGCCTTACCCATGTCTGGAAGGCAGTACTGGAATTGAGTTTGGCATTGAACACGTACCACTGGAACGGATAGCCGACAGGGTATGAAATCGGTCCAGTGTTCGAGCCAGTAAACGAGGCCTCACAGCTGATCATCGACGATGCCTGGCTGTAGACATCGGAGTTCGGCATCAGGGTCTTGATATAGTCGCCGTAAAGCTGGCTGAAGTCAATCTTCACCCTGCCGTCGAAGTCGGGGACATATTGAGCCGTGAACGTGTGGCTTTGCATGGTCAGCGTGGCCGTAATGACTTCATCCGTGGTCATGATGAAATCCGGCACGGTGTTCTTTGCATAGCAGCAGTGATATTCAGGCCGTTGTGTTATAGATACGCTCATGATGGTGCAAAGGTATAGTTGAGGTTTTGAGAGGGAGTGACAATCAAACGGACACGGCGGTGAAGATGATGGTGACGTCGTGGTCGAAGCGTTCTGGGTCTTGCGTGTATTGGTTTGGTACCACTACGCGATTCCTTCTTACAAAGACACCATTATTATAGATGTCATACTCATAGATGATTTTGTAGTGACCGGTTGAGACAAACGTCCTGGTTTCACCAAGCTCAAGCGGATTCCCGAGCCAAATGGACAGGTTGTCGTAGCCATCATATTCCACATAATAGCCAATATATCCCGGATTGTCATATTGAATACCATGTTGAGCCTGCGATTCCACAATATAATTATACAGGTCTTCGCAGAACTGGGCTTCGTCAAAAGGCTGGCCATTGTCGTAGGTCGCCCTCGACCACTTTAGTGTCGGGGCCTGCACCGGAGTGATGTCGGATTCATGCTCTTTATGAGAAAACTCTGAGTTGATGAATTCGACCTCCGTCAATCCGATCTTCTCTCCGATTTGGGCCGAAGCGCTCACAGGAATGAGTCGCTGTCCATCACAGAGCTTCAGCTGGCTCATGTCCATGCTCAAAAACTCGGCGACAGTAAGCCTCACCTTTCCAGACAGGTGAACAGGATGATGTAGTAGCAGCGCGTTGTAATGTCTCCAGAAACCGAATTGCATGGAATAGTTGTCCAAGCCGAAGGCAAACTCATGGCCGGCACTGCCGCCCATGAAGGACAGGTATTTCTGCGAAGTTGCCGATGTGGGGAAGGCAAGGTATTTCGGTGCCGTGTAGGCTTGCACGACGATGATCTTTTGTTCGCTGTCGTCGGCCTTGCCTTGGTAGGAGGTGTGTCTGTGGATGCGTTCTCCGATGAACGGCGCGGTCTTGTGGTTCTCGCCGATCCACATCAGCGGCATGACATCTGCCTGGTTGAAGGCCTCCGTCTCGTCGCTGTTGTCGCGGTCGTAGGTGAAGTAGTTCGAGCCAAGCTCGTGAAGATCTATCTCACCGTTGTCAAGACGGCGTTCGAGGAGATAAAACATGCCGGTGGCCTTGCGAAGGATGAGACAGTCTTGCACTGCTGGATTGGCTGTGGTCAGCGACTCAAACTGGGTCTCGTTGCACTCAACGTAGAAGTCATATTTCGCAATCAGTTTGTCGAACGTCTCTGCAGCGGGTTCCGTTCCTTCGATTTCACAGGTTGGAGTGAGCACTATACGCTTCGACGGGTTGAGCTGCATCGTCCAGTCGCCATCCACCAAACCGGTGATGTCCATGTCATAGTTGCCAACAATGGGTCTTAAAAGGGGTTCCATCCTGACGATACGGACTTGCTTCGTCTCGCTGTTGACAACAGGCTGCACATGGAACTTGGCCAACAGCCATTCAAGGAACTCGCTGAGGGTGCAGCTTGGTACCAAGTCAGCATAAAGCAGTTCCGGCTTCACCAGGCAGTCGCTGCAGTTGTGCACGAGCACGATTTTGTCATAGAATTGATCGTTGAAGCAGTTGTAGGTCACGGTATAGCCAAGACATTCAAACAGCCGTTGCAGCATCCTGTTGAGCATCAGGAAAGGCGCGATGCCGTAGCCTTGCGGCACGAGCATTTGGATGTCGCCTTCCCTGACAACGCGCTCGTCATACACCAGGCCGCCATAGCCGTCATCCTCATTGTTGAACTGATATTCCGTCACCTTCTCATCCTCGTCGTCTTCCGAGGTGGTCTCGTAGGGGGCAATGGCCACGGGAAAGATGAGATAGTCGCCGTTGTCGTTGCCTGACTGGTAGATATCCTCCATCACCTTGCAGGCTTCTTCCACGTCGGTGAAGGTCTCCTTATAGCCTGCGCCGTTGTTGTAGTCTGCGAAGATCTCCTTCAGCTTTTTCTGTTTGCTCTTCACATACAGGTCGGAGCTGTCGATGGCCAGTGAAGCATCGATGCCTTCACGGCGGTGCACGGTGTCGATGACCAGCGACCCGCGCTTCTGCACGGCTCCGACTTGCAGTATGGCATCCACCTTATTCATATAAGGGTTGGCGCGGTCTATGCGTTCCAAGTGTCCGATGACAGCCAGGTTGTTTTGCGACGATGGTAGCGATGCCGGCACGCTGGCGTCGCCTTCGTCAGACAGTAGAGGGTTGTGTCTCTCGATGGTCAGGCCGAAGTCACACGGCAGGTCGATTTGTCCGTTAGGTGTTATGAGTTTCATCGTGAAGTCTGTTTTTTGAAGCGTTGGGTTTGGTTATCCATATTGGTTAGGTCCTGACGCACGAGGAAAGCACGAATGGCACCTCTGGCCATGGCGCGGACAATGCCGCACTCTATGGCCATTTCAAGCTCTGACATGTTGGCCACGTCGCCGAGGTCGCCCGACACGCTGCCGGTATAGCCACCATCGGCGAAGCCGCTACGCACTGAGCCACTCCTTCCGTGGCTGCCGCTTCTGCGGTATCGTTCGAGTCTGCGGAAGGCAACAGGGTTCTTTTGCACCATCCAGTGAGGCGCTATCCACTCTGTGCCTTTTTCGCCCACGGTGGTCACTGTGGTCTTCCCTTCAGTGAAGCCACCTTCGGCATATCCTCCTGAGCCGCCCAAGATCTTACGTTCGCCGGTGTTGGCGGCGGTGTAGGAAGATGTCGAAGTGCTGACCGAGCTGTTTTTAATGGCATTGCGCTGGGCGATGATGGTGGCCACCTCGGCTGCAGTCGTCGCAGCAATCAGGGCTGCGAGCACAACGCCGAGATACGGACCGCCTTCGGCGTAGGCTTTGATGGCGGCCACGGCACCGTTGGCGATGGTCTTGGCGATGTTGATGGCCATTTCCGCGTCTGCGTACTTCTTTTGGAGGTCGAGCTTTTTCTGCTCGTACTCGGCTTCGATGGCCTCGCGTTCCTCGGCGTTGTCACCTGCGGCTGTGAGTTGTGCCTGGTACTCGGCCTCCAGTTTCGCGGACTCGGCATCTTTCAGGGCGTTGACGAAGTTCGACGAGGCTTCGGCGATTTGGTTCACACCTTCGGCGGCCTTTTTCGCGTACTCCATTCGGATCTTCAGGCGAGCCTCTTGGTATGTTCTTTCAGAGATGAGGCCTTTCTCGTGGAGTTCCTCCAGCTTCCACATCTCGAACTCCAGCTCTTCCTTCCAGTTATCCTCGCCAATGCGTTCCTTCACGCGGGCAAGGTCTTGCTGGAGGATTTCCTGTTCTTTGGCGAGCCTGTCTCGTGTGGCTTCCATCTGCTTCAGCAGCTGTTCCTCCTCTTTCTTCTGACGGGCACGGTCAGCAGCGGCCAAGGCATCCTTCAGCTCGTTCATGTCCTTCGCGCTCTTCTCCAGCTGCTGCAGCTGCCAGTCGTAGAACTCATTCATGATGTCCGTCTCGTCCTGGCTGTATTTTCTGGCGGCGGCGATCTTGTCTTGGAAGTAACGCACTTTGGCTTCTCGGATGCGCTGCTCGTATTCAACCTGGTCAATCTCTTCAAGAAGAAGGGCGCGCTTAGCCTCCTGTTCCTCTCTCCGATACTGCTGCTGGATGAGCTTGATGCGGGCATCGAAAGCCTTCTTCAGTGCGTTTTCGTCATCGTCGTCCGGGTCGCCATCGCCACCGCTTCCGCTACCTCCACTACTACCTGGCACAGTCGATTGGGAACCAATTTTCGACATCAGTTCTTGCTCCTTGTTTTTCAGCTTGTCGAGATCATCTTTGGCGTCTCTTGCCGCCTTACCAAGGTTGTTGATTTGCTGTTCCCAAATATTTCTCTCAGCTAGCCCGAAGCCAGGTGGATTCATCATCGCCTCGTTCAATTGCCTGTTGGCTTCATTCAGCGCGTCTTCGGCGTCCATCATCTGCGTTTGAAGGTCGGTGAATTCGTCCTTCAGGATATTCATTCTAGTTTCAGCTTTGAGTGCGGCCACATAGGCTTCCAAGGCATCCTTGTTGTTATTGATCAGGCGGCCCTCTTCTGTGAGGTCAGCATGATATTTGGGGACAATCTTCTTCAGCTCTTCTAGGGCTTTCTTGCGTTCGTCGTATGCCACATTCTGGTCTTCGACAATCTTTGTCAACGCGATGACCTTTGAGGTCTCTTCAGCCTGGGCGTGCGCTATTTTCTTCTCCAGTTCCTCGGTATAACTCAGCTCCTTGTTAGCCTCTTTCATCTTGTTGATGTAGCGCGCAATGGCGAAGGTCAGCGCAGCCACCGCCACTGCGATGGCACCGATGACAGATGTACTCATTGCTGCGTTGGCTGCTTTTTGTGCTGCTGCAAGTTTCAAGGTTTGGCCTGTGAGCCGATAATAGGCGGCCATCATTTTGTTGGATAGCACTGTGCCGGTAGCTGTCAACGTATTGGTGACTTTCAGAGCCACAGCCCTGAGACCTTCAGCAATAGCCTGGGCTTTGATTATCGCTGTAAATGCGACGAGGGCTATCACAACAGCCTTGATTTCCTTGCCGTATGCAGCCAAGGCCTTTATAATATAGGTGACGGCTTTCGTCGATTTCAACAGAATGGGATTGAGGCTTTGACCGAGGGCAATGCTGGCGTTCTTAAACTCCTTCCTGGCTTTCTCCAGTTGGGCGTTCAGGTTGTTGTTTTTCACCATGTACTCTTCAGTGACTGAAGTTGCCCTGGCAAATTCATCATTGGCCAGCTCCTGAGCCTCGGTCACTGCGTTGATGTTGGTGGCCATGGCCGCTAACACGCTGACGGCACGGGCACCATCCAAGCCCATGTCACGGAAAATCGGAACGAGCGATCCAAAGCCGTCTTTGTCCTTCAGTGATTTCAAGATGGTGATGATGGCCTTGTTGGCATCGTTGTTGAGAAGGTCTGTGAACTCTTTCACCTCCATGTTTGCGTATGCAGCAAACTTGGCGGGGTCTTCATAGAGTTTCATGATGAACTTCTGGAAGGCTGTACTGGCCATTTCCACTTTCATGGCCGACTGGTCCAAGCCGGATGCGAAACCGATGATGTCGGCAGCGCTGATGTTCGTCTGAGCGGCTACGCCTGCCATCCTCTGCGTGAAGTCTACGAGATAGGCTTCACTGGCGGTTGATGCCTGACCCACGGCATTGATGGACGAAGCGATACTCAGCAGCGACTTCTCAATGCCCATGCTCTGGGTGTAGCCAAGCACATCGGCAATCTTGCCCAGGTTGCGGATGGCTCCTTCACCCAAGTCTTCACCCAAGGCCACCTGGATCTGGTCGGCAGCACGCACGAAGCCAAGGATGTTTTCCTTGCCTTGGATGCCCAACTTTCCGGCATCACGGGCCAAGAGCAGCAGCTGCTCACGGCTGGTTCGGGTGTCGATGAGTAACAACTCCTGATCAAGTTCGTGCACTTCGTCATGAAGGAGGCCCGTGGTCTTCATCACGTCGCTATAGACATCATCCAACTTGGCTGCATCTTCGGCGCATTTACGGAAGGCCATAGACAGACCTGTGATGGCGGCAATGCCAGCAGTGACCATGCCGAAGTATTTATTGAAGCCGTCGGCGAGGCCTTTCAGCGACAGTGCGGCACGCTTCTCTTCTGCCACCACGCCTTTGAACGACATCTCCAGCGACTTGATGCGTGAGTTGACCTGCTGCAGCTGCTTCGACTTCTCGATGAACTGCTGTGTGCCAGGGGCGAGTTGACCGAGCTGCTTTTTCAATTGGGAAGCTGCCGACTTCAGTTCGTTGAGGCTTTTCGAATTGAGGCTTTTCATCATGTTGGAGAAGTCTTTCATCTCCTTCGTGGTGACGGAAAACTCCTTCCTCAGCTCCTTGGCTTTCTTCGCCATCTTGTCACCCAAGGCTTTGTCGCTGGCTTTGTAGGCATCGGCGGCGGCCTTCTCATATTTGTCAATTTCCGCTTCGATGCGTTGCAGCTCGTTGCGGGCAGCCTGGCCATTAAGGGTCACGACTACTTCGGCTTCTGTGGTGTTCTTCTTTGCCATTTCGGTTTCGTTTTGGGTTATATTCTGTGGTGCTCGAAGCTCTGTACCATGTCTTTCACGGCCTCGTCGCCGTATTGCTGTGCCATTAGGCGTGCGAGCTGGTTCACTTCGTGCCAGAAGATCTTGTTGAACCAGCGGTGTTTCTTGCGGTGGCCTTCGCCTGCAAGCGCCGCAAGGTCGCCAGAGTTGCCGCGCTTGTAGCCACGGCCAACGCCTTCATCCCAGTAGTAGCCGTAGAACAGGAAGGCGAAAGTCACCTTGGCGGTGTCACCTTTTGACTCGTTCATCAGGAAAGGTGCAAGCGAGTCGAACGAGTTGATCAGCGCGCCGGTCGATTCGGGACCGAAGCCAATCTTACCCATTCGCATCACCCATCGTTGGATGGTGATACGCGCCCATTCCTGAAGGTTTACGTCTTTAGTTTCCATCGTTCAGCGGGTGATAGCTCAGGTCAATGTCTTCATTGAAGTGCAGCAGCATCTCATAGCCGGTGTAGTTGCTTCCGGCATTTCGGATGCCATAGGGGATGTCTTCAGGCTCCCATTTGTCGAACAGCGGCTTGTCATCGTCGTCGAAGTGTTTGGCCAGCACCGAGATGATGCGCTTCATCCTGCGCCAGCAGTTCATCTGAATGGCGCGGCGGTCTTCATCGGCGGCCACCATCTCCATGATCCAGATGCTTTGCGAGGCCATCATGAATCCACCAGGGCGAATACTGAGGTTGCCCATCTCGTTGTGCTCCAGAACTACCGCAACGGGCAGCCCTTTGGTCTGAATCAGTTCGATGATGCCGTCGTAGCCTGCGGCGCTCTCCAGCACCTGGTCATCCGAGGTCACGCCCTCCACCTCGGGTGTGATGGTGGTGGTGGTGACGCCGTTGACGGTTTCGGTCTCCTCGATGAAGAGGATGGATTTGAGATAATCGAGAGTCAGCATGGTATCAAGATTTGCGGGCAAAGATACCCTGCCGACATCGCTTGCAAGTGACAAAAAAGAAGCCCCGCATTGCTGCGAGGCTTCAAAGTAAGTTCAAAGTAAGTTCAAAGTTATTCGTCGGCTTTGAATGTCACTTCGCCCATGTCCTGGACGAGCTTCATGGCGTGCTCTTTGATGGCGGCCAGCTGCTGGGTTGTGGAGTCGATTTCGGAGATGATCTCCATCAAGCCGGTTTGTATCTCGAGGTTTGTCATGCCGCGCTCCTTTCTCCGACTTCAGCCGGGCTTGCGAGGTTGTTGCGAACTTTCTGCGAGGTCTCCTCCATGTAGCCGCCGAGGTAGGCACCAAGGCCAAACAGGACCGTGCCAATACCGGCAAGGATTAAACTTTCTGCCATGGTGCAGACCATCACGAAACCGATGACTGCGACAAAGCCCCATCCGGGCTTGGTCTGTGCTGGTGCCGTCTCTCCGGCTGTCTTCTTTGTGCATTTCATAACGTATGACATTTAAGAGTTTCTATCTGGCGACAAAAAACAAAGCGGTCGCCGTTTCGCTGTCATACGAGAGGCCTCCAAGGGGGCAAATTCTCACGAAAGGCGACCGCAGGGGTCTATTTTTAGGGCATTAAAAAAGCCCTCGGCTGTGTCTTGGGCTATCGAAGCTGCCCGAGCTTAGAGGTCTATCCCTCTCGTATGACGCTGCAAATATAGATAATTTTCTAATCTGCAAGCGTTTTTCGGAAAAATTTGAGGAAATTTTCCCAAAATTCCCGAAAATTCCCTTACCAATCTTCCTTGTCAGGTTTCATAGTGAGGGCTTCAAGCTCGGCTCTCAATCCCTCAGCGTGGATGTCGCAGGCTTCCTTGATATTGTTCCATGCCTTCTCGTCGAAACTGCCGTTGTGAACACGCCTTGGCTGGTCATAAATCAAACCAAGGATGCACGACTGGCTGTTACCTGGGTTCACGCTGTGGGTGAAGTTTGTCATTTGCATCCTAAAGCGTCCGTCACGGCATTGGAACTTCAGTTTATATGTGATGTGGCCGCAATAGCACAGCAGCGAAAGCTTACTCGTGCTGAAATCAAACATCACATCCTTGGTGATCATCTTTTCCTCTTTGTCACGAAAGAAGTCACCATCGACGGCTTTGAAGTTGGTTGCAATCCAGTCTACAAGAGCCGTGTAGATTTGATCTGCAGTGGCACCTTCTTTCTGGATGACATAGTCATAAGTGAGTGGTTCCTGAGCGTATCCAACGGCCATCATAGCGGTCAACGCAATAAGTAACAATGCTTTTTTCATAATGATATGGATTTGAATAGGTTTAAACGCTGCAAAGATAGTTATTTTACTTTCCCGCTCCAAAGTTAAATAACGCGCTGCCTTATTTTACTTTCGTACTGTCATCGTCAGGCGGCCGTAGTTGATGGTAGCCTTTAGGCGCTTCAACAGGTCGCCACCGATGATGCCGACGAAATCGGGCAGGTTCCGCTGCTTGTTGAAGGCGCGGAGATGGCTCAGGTCGATGGCCATGGTGTCCATATCGGTCAGCTCGACATCGCCAAGTTTGAAGCTGTCGAGGGTCACGGCCTCCTGTTCCAGGTCGCTGCCACCGATGCCAACGGCAGCGCCGAAGATCTTTTCCGTCTTGGGCGTGTCGATGTAGTCCTTCAGCGACTGTCGGTCTATTACTGTGCGCGATGATCCGGTGTCGACAATCATCATGGCCGTGAAGCCATTGATTATGGCTTTCACCACGAACTGGCAGCCATCGTCGATTTCAATGATATGTAGTGGGATGATCATCCAACGACCTCCCAGCCGTTGAGTTGTGCCAGGTTGGCCAGCTCTTTCTCGGCATCCTCACGGGTGCAGCTTTGCAGACGGTAGGTGTCGGGCAGGGCCACCTGAAGCTGACCGGCCACGGCAGGGGTCAGCGGATAGTTCTCGTCTCGGTCCGTGTTGAGTAGCTGGATGGCGTAGCCATTGAGGCACTCACGGACATAGTAGACGTAGCGTGGCAGTTCGGGATTGAAGTATTTCTTCATTTCACTTGAATTTGATGAGTAGGAATATCAATAAGGCCGCGGCAAGGATAAGGGTCACGATGAACACCGTGCCATTATCCTGTCGTGCCTCGGAGGAGGTCTCCTTTTGCAGGGTCGCCTCAGATTGTTGCTTCTTCTGCACCACAGAGTCAGACTGCTGCAGGGCGGTGCGGTCTTCGGTGCGTTCCGTTGAAAACTCGATGCTCTTCACCGCTCCGTGGCCGCCAGTAATGCCTCCCGTTTGGGAAGCATTTCCGACGCTACTGGCGGCAGGAACGGTTGGCGTGGTAGGTACATTGGTAAACGCAGAGTCGAAGTATGTCGGGGGGTAGAACTCTATCTTGTAAGAGAACTTTTCGGCGAGGGAACTCCACAGGCTATCAACTCTGCGGAGTTCCACGCCTATCTCGTCAAGCTGCGAGCGCGATTCGTTTCTGCTCGTTTCCAGCGCAGTGCGGCATCCGGCGAGAACGGAAACCATAAAAAAACCTGATATTATGAGTAAACTGATCCTCATTTGACATAGTTGGCAATGAATTCCGCAATGCCAGGGGCATCGGCAATGGCTTTGTCTTTGTCGGCGTAGTCCATCGTCCTGACGATGGGCCAATCCTCGTTTCCGTCTTGACGGATGGTGATGGTGACGTGGATCATGCGAACTCCTTTCTGGCATCGAAGCACGGACAGGCTTTGTTGGCATAGTCGCGGTGGCCACTCACCTTCTTGATGGTGGGGAAGCACACCTTCAGCGCGGCCACCAGCTGACGCATCGCGGCCACCTGTTGCAGCGTGCGGGTGTCTTTCGGCTTCCCGTTGCTGTCAAGGCCGCCGACATAGCAGATGCCGATGGTGCGTTGGTTGTGGTTGGTAGTGTGAGCACCGGCTTGGTCTAGGGGTCGGCCCAGTTCGATGGTGCCGTCCAAGTCGATGACGTAGTGATAGCCGATGTCCTTCCAGCCGTTGCCATTCACATGCCAGCGGCGGATGTCTTCTGCCTTGAAGTTTTGGCCTTCTCTGGTGGCCGAGCAATGGAGGATGATTTCGTCGATGGGTCTCATTTCTTCCTCCTTTCTTCCTCGTCTCGGTCCATGGCCACGATGGACAGGGCAACGAGGATTTCAGCGACGGCGGCCAGGCCGAGGGCGATGATCTCAGTGACGAACGCCCATTCCTTTCCGCGCCAGGCGAACACGGCCAGCACCAGCAGCACCACCAGTGCGATCATCTTCAGGAAATAATGCAGTGCCATATTAGTCGGGTTTTTAGTTTACCGTGTGGAAGAGCAGGGATTCGAACCCTGGGGAGGTGGCGGTCCGCCGCCCCTTGCGGCGATTACTCTTCCATGTTGCCCGCTGTACCTTCCGAAGCTTTGCAGACAGGAGGCCTTGGCGGGCGGCTTTCTTGTTTGTAGTGTAGGTGTCCAGAACCGTGGACGGGTGCCGGGTCGAACGGCGGCGGACTTTTTGAAGCAAACGGGTGTGCCCTAGGCCTTTAATTCCAACACACCCGCTGGTTTGGCTATCTCCCTCCCCTTTGGAGGGCTATCCCGTCCAGATCGCGCCCAAGTCCTACATAGGCCATCCCTGCCGACTAGAAGCATGGCGGCCTCATGGGCGCGTTTGGTGTCGCACTCCCCTCTTCGGGGTTTTCCGGTCAGACTGCCTCGTTCGGGGAGTGCGTGTTTCAGACGCCCCTCCCCTATCCAAGGACCTAAGAACATGTGGATCGGTTCGGGGCGTTATTTCGTCGGCATGCCGTGGGCAATGCGAAGACCACGGTAGAGGCCGACATCATTATGAAATGCAAAAGTCAAGATTTGAAAGAACGGTGCAAAGGTGGCAATTGCCGATTTATTTAGAGTGACAATTTTGATTTGCCTCCTCAAACCACACGGCATCGATTCCGCACTTCGGGCAGATGTACCAGTGCAGATGGGCGTCGTACTCCTCGCCGCACGCCGGACAGACGAATGGAATGTTGTGGTTGCTCATTGGTGGCGGTTTTTAATTTTCTCGTAGGCGGCCGCCTCGCGTTTCTGCTTCTCGATCTTGCTATCCAAGGCCGAGAGCACGTCATGGAGGCGGGCGTCGTCAATCTTCTCGTTGTCCTGCGGACGGTCGTCGTTCAACATCAGGTGGAAGTCCTGCAGCTGCTTGAAGGGATTGTAGGCGCTTTGTTCGCTGTTCGGGTCGGCAGCCTCGAACACATTCGGATAAAGCGGTGCAATCTGCTGCATCACGGCGTGCCACCAGAGCTTCATCATGATGGCATCCACCTCGCCGATGGGGCGCTTCATGTCGGCCATACCCAGCTTGGGCAGGATGACATCGAAGTGCTTCATGTCGTTGTCGTCATCGAACAGGCGAAACATCGTGTCGGTCTCAAACCAGTCTCCGAACGACATGTCACGCAGGTAGTCGTCGGCCTTGGTCGGGTTCGGAAGCCGGTCCGGTGCGGTGTCCAGGATCCAGCGCAGGCTGTTGCAGAACTCGGCCACTTCCGACAGCTTCAGGGTGAAGGTCATGCCGTCGGAGGTCACAAACTGCTGCGTGTCGTCGGTGCTCGGCTCGCCGTTCATCCTGATGCCGGCCAGCTGGCACAGCAGCAGGAAGAGCCGCTCCTGTTCGGTCAGCTGCAGCAGCATGGCCTCCACCACTGTACGGAACTGGTCCAGGGTGAGGTCGCCCCATTGCTTCGGTGCCTTCAGGTCGACGGTCATAGGAAGTTGGCCACTGTGCCGTCGCCAGCATCGAAGGGCTTGGGCAGTTCGTAACGGTCGGAAGCGACGAACTCAGGGAAGTCGGTCTCATGCTTCAGCATCCACTGGCGCGCCTCGATGGCGAAGTGGTCAGCGTTGGGGCTGCCGGTCACGTGGCCGAGGGTGGCCATGCGGATCCAGCGCAGCACCTTCTTCTGGTTTTCGTTGAGGCCTTCCATCCGATAGAGCAGCAGCAGTGCTTCAATCTGGTCGTTCGAGACGTAGTTGGCCACGGGGCCACGGAGCGACTCCGACATCTTCGGCTGCAGCTCGTAGAACTCCTGCCACTTCGTCATCTGCATCGACGAGGGCGCGTACATGCGTGCCACGATGGTCGTCGGCATGAAGTTATTGGTCAGGTAGTTGAACTGGTCGGTGATCTTCCAGTCGACATAGGCCGAATCTGTCAATAGCAGCTTCACCAGGTTGTCGCAGTCGGAGCACAGGCGGCTGTGGAGGCTCTGCACCAGCTTCTCGGTGCGCTGCTGCGATGCAGGGCTCATGTTGTCGTTGTTCTGCACCACGAAGCCGGCTTCGGACAGTTGCAGATCCATCTCGGCAACCATGGTGATGTAGGCCAGCTCGCAGATCGCACGGCTGGTGAAGGTACGGAGCCTCTCATGGGGGTCGGGAGCGCCTTCGGCGATGTCTATTTCAAGTATGGCCTCGATGTCGGGGCCGATGATGCAGTCCGACACCCACTGTTGGGCGCGGTCCAGGAAGTCTTTGATACGGTCGACTTTGACCTTCAGGGCGTAAGAGGGCAGGTATTTCTGCACCTCTTCATGGGATGTCACAATCATGCTGCAGTGTTTTGGGTTTCTTTCTTGCCCGACTTGGCTTGGTCGAGCGTGACAAAGGTATATTCAGGCAGCGTCAGCACGAAGTCCGACGGCCACTTGTTGATTTTCTTGATGGCGCCGAAGGGACGCATGGCGCGGTCGATCATCGGCTTCGAGAGGGCCTGCTTCATCAGGAAGATCTCCCTGATGTTCGACCCGCTGAGGCTGTTCGAGTTCTTTCCCGGGGTCGCACCAATGAGGCTGGGGTGCACGCCCATGGCGTAGCTCACCACGTTGGCACCGGTCTCGTAGTCGGTCAAGTACTCTCCTTCCTGCACGTTGTTGTCGACCTTCTCGATGGTGAAGTACTTCTCCACGGTCGACCCGTTGCCCGACGGCACGAGCTTGGCCAGCGAAGCGAGGGCTTTGCCCGCGTTGTCTTCGCCGGTCAGCGTGTCGTTGATCTCCTTTATGAGGCGATTCTTCAGCTCGGTGGCGGCCTTCTGGTCGTTCATGTCGACGCCTTCCTGGGCGGCTTTGTCGTCCAGATAGTTGGGCGAGATGTAGATGATATGCTTCACGCCCAAATTGTGTTTCAAAATCGCCTTCTTCAGTGCGGGGATGCTGGCCAGGTGGTCATACCATCCGGAGCGGAAGATGGAGTACCAGGCAGGATATGAGTAGTAAGGCCTGCCGGGGCTGGCCATGTAGATGGGATAGACGAAGCGGTCGACAGGAGTCTTCGAGCTGAGGTGGCTGGTGATGTCCAGCACGTCGTCGAACTCGTCCACCACATACGACTCCTCGATGTCCTTCTCCGACGGGTTGTCGTCCCACTTCGCGCTGTAGAGGTGGCTCAGGATGAGGTTCGTCTTCGGATCGATACGCCAGCGGCTGAACATCGCTTCGCGGTGCACGATGCTGTAGATGGACTTGTGGTCCTTGGCGGCCAGCAGCAGCGGGAAGGCGTTGGCGAAGTGGCTCAGGTCGGTCAGCACCTCCTGATAATACATGGAGATGTCGCAGCGTTGGCACCAGTCGAACACCTCACCAGCGTGGATGTCGAGGCGGTCCACCACACGGCCGCCGATGACGTTGCCTTTGTCATCCTTCACCTGTTCCTTGGGATCGTCGCTGTAGACCAGCTTCTGCAGCTTCGGGCCAAGGCCGTAGCACACCTGCCAGTTGAACTGGGCATTAGCTCCCACCACCTCCACGCGGTCAATCTTATCCTGGACGCGTTGCGGCAGCAGGTTCTCGAGGCCCCAGGGCGCGATGGTGTACTTGCCCACCGGCATGGGCTGCAGGTGTTTCTCGTCGATGAACACGGAGGCGCGGTTGGGCATCATCAGGACGGCTTGGGCTTCCTTGGCATAGAGCACGTCGTCCATGAGCCACACCATGCCGTTGCCCTCGGCTGTGGCCTCCTTCTTGAACTTCTTTCCGCTCATATGTAGACCTCCTCTCCGTTGAATTCGATGATGCTGTCGATGTTCACGGTGCGGACTTCGCCTGAGGCGAGGCACACGATATTGAAGCGGCGGGCTTTGCTATACATGCCGTCCTTTTGGGTCAGTTCCGCTTCAGGCACGAACACCTTTCGGCCGTCCTCGGCCACCCAGGTGATGGAAAATCTTCTCTGGATCTGCACCAGTTCGAAGATTTTCGAGTTGTGGATTCTGCTCATATCTTAAGAATTTGGAGGCAAAGATATTCAGGGCATTTCGCGTCCAAGTGACAAAAAAAATCGCCGCCTGCAAGTCCGTAGACGCCGCAGGCGGCGATTTTTTTGGCGATATGGCCGCCTTTCCATACTTGAAAAGTCCAATTTGCTGACCTACAAGGTTTTTCCCTTCTGCTTTTTTTCAAAAAGCGGAATTCTGTCAGAAATGACCCGAGCGCCGCCCTCTCGGACTTGCGGCAACTCGGGGCGGGTTTTTGCGAAATATGCCCAAGGCCTGCCCATGGTTTGCAGGTGGGCGGTGTGGTATTGGGGCGGCGGTCAAAAAATCGGCGGCGGCGGTGGGGATGAGGGGCGGCGGCGGTGGCCGCCGTCCCTCGGTTGCGCTTTAGAATGTCATTTCTCCGTGGTCGAGGAAAGAATAATAGCACCCTGCCCCGATAATGATATGGTCAGCCAGTCGGATGTCCATCAGTTTGCAGGCGGCTTCCATCTTTTGGGTCAGTTTGCGGTCGTCCGTGCTCGGGCGAGGGTTTCCGCTGGGGTGGTTATGGCTTAGGATGATAGCCGTGGCTTTGCAGCCGATTGCGCCCATCATGACGAGGCGAGGGTCTACTATTACATGGGTCAGCCCTCCGTCGGCCAGCTTCATGAAGCCCTTGAGCCTATTGTCTTGGTTTAGGTATAGCACCACGGCGGTCTCATAGATGTCGGCGGTGTCGGGGTTGTAGGCGGCCATCAGTTCCTCGTATGCTGCACGGCTGTCGGTTATTTGGCGGCTCTCTCTTTGGGTGGGTTTGCTTTTGAGTGTGTACTCTTTTACAAATTGTTGTTTCATTGTGTGGGGGTTTTAGATGTTAGGGTATAGTCTTACAAGGTCTTTCCGTTGTTCGCTATTGGTGGCGGCTGCATAGGCGAACACGATACCGCCACCGATGGCACGGACGGCGGCGACTGCGGTCGTACCGGTGGCCACTACATTATCAATTATCAAAACTCTTTTATCCGTTGGGGCTGGCTCGGTGGTGTAAAATCCCAACTTTGCAGGCAAAATGTGGCGGCCTTGCTTCTTTAGGGTGTAGAGGGTTTCCCTCTCTCGGCCTCTCAGGATGTCGCGCACCTCGGCGGCGGTCTCTCTTGCTATCAGCCTGCAAAGTTCTTTTGTATAGGTGGCGCGCCCCGTGTGGCTGGGCATGGGTATCAGTACGGCATTAGTCGGGATGTACTTGACCATCTCGGCGGCGGCTTGGATAATTGCCCACTTTGCGCCGTCTTTCATGGCGTGGGCGGTCTCACATCGGCCGCCCTGCCTGTAGTTTCCTGTTGCAAAATATCGGGTTTCCATGGCTTAGATGATTGAGTAGTACATCGTTTCGAGTTCTGCCATAGATAGGCCAGTTTCGGCCTGCACTTTCAAAAGGTCGTCCCAGTCTTCGACCTGCGAGGCCACCAGCAAAAGGGCGGCATATTCGGGGCTGTAGTTGCTTTCCATGGTTCAGCCCTCCAAAATTTCGTTTCTTGCCTTGCTGCTGGTCAGCACTTTAAGCATGGCCACGGCCTGGGCGGTGTTGTTGGTCAGTTCGGCCAGGTGGAAACAGTCGAAAGCACCAAAACACAGTGCTAAATAAATGGCGCACTGCTCGGGCTTTGTGAATGCGAATTTCATCGGGATGTCGCCCTTCTCCGTCTGGAGCGTGTCCTCGGTGTGTGATACGGCTTTCAGAATGCCGTAATAGGTCGGGCTGGTGTGGTCGTAGTTGCTTAATAAATCCCACTGAATGGACATTTCAAAAAGCTTGTCTTCGACTTTCTGCAAATAGTCTTGTTTTTGCTTGGCGGTCATCTTGACCTCTTGGACTTTGGTCTGTCCGTCTTTTAATACATTTATTTTCTTCATAGTTGTAAGATTTTGAGGTTGTTATCTATTCTCTCTGTTTGAACTGGCATCCTTTTTATTTTTTGAATTCATCATCTGTCCGTCGTTTTTTTTTATCCGTTCCCCCCGAATCGCTGTATATCCTTTTTACGATGCTGAAAGAGAGAAGCTTACGGCAACGCAAGGCCGCCACGAAAAATACTAGCCGTAGGTCTGGAGATTTTTCAAAGTGGCGCTCCGTACAGCCTTGCATTGCAGAGGTAAGCGCAACTATCTTTGCAGCGGAAAAAGGGTGTTAAGGCGACGGGAAAGGGAACAGGGATTGCGACGGCAGATGATACCGCTGAAAGAATAGATCCGCGAAGCGTAGACAATCGCCGATAGGCGTGAACACAAAACAGAAATCCCCGGCAGGAGGTCGGTACGACTTCCTGTCGGGGATTTCTTCCTCTTCGGCCTGTACGGTGGGCTGCTCTTGCCGTTTACAGCAAATGCAGCCCACCGGCGGCAGACTGGGCGTTGTGTCGGCACGACTCTACGGCCAGGCTGACGGGCTTTGAAAGCGGAGAGTATTGAAAGACTATAAGTCCATCACCTTGGTGTGGACCTACAGTCTTCCAATGCTCGGAGCGTGCGTCATGTGATAGAAGCGAGTATGAGACGAAGCCGCTTGCGAGTCGAATATGTCTGAGCGGATAGCACGGTCGAGCTTAGGCGAGAGACGCCCTCATACTTATTATTATATATATTATGCCCATCTATATGAACTGTCATCGTATGGCATTGTGAGACATCCCAAAAGGTTTGTATCATAGGCATCTGTAGCATCAGTACGAAGCTCGTAAGGCAGCGAAGAGTCGGTCTCCAGCGACTTCTCGCCGCTCTTATCCTTACGGAAGCCCTTATCCCCTATCCTGACCGAGGCCAGCTGTATGGCCTGTATCAGCTCGGGGTTGTTGTCGCGGTTGATGACGGCCATCAGCTTCTCATTTCCCTGAAATGCGTTGTTGATGATGAGGTGCTTGCGGTCGTGCGCCATCGGCGTGCCGAGGAAAATGGGCTTGACCTTCCATCCGGCAAGCCGGAACTCTTCCACCACGATGTCAAACGCTGTGTGGCCAGTCTCGACATAGTTTGTGGCCTTGGCGGTTGAGTCATAGTAATAGATGACGGTCTTGTTGTGCTGCGGTGCATAATACTCGATGAACTTACCAATGCACTCCTTCAGGCGGTTGTTGTATTTCGTGTAGAAAGACTTCAGCGTCTTGTGCATCTTGCCTTGGATCTGCGCGGCGACCAACCATGTAATCTGAGCGTTGTAGTCGAACGCGATGGCAATGGGTTTGTCGCGCTCCAGGTCTGTATCGAGCAGGCAGTCGTAGTTCTGGCTGCGGTAGTCGTTCAGCCTTGAATTGTCGTTGGCCAGGTAGGTATTCACTTTGATGGAGAAGTTCTGGTAGAACTTTCCTTCGACCTCCGTCACGCGCTTGCAGAGGATTGAGGTCTGGAATACCAGGGGCGTGAGGTCACGCTTGCAGCGTTTCACGTAGTCAAGGCCGACCACGGCGATATTGTCTTTGATACTACGCTGCACATAATAGAAAGCGTTGTTGCGAAGAATGTTGATCCTGGCGTTGATGTACGCCAGTTCGCGGACGGTGTAGGTGGTCGGCTGTGCCTGCAGCAGCTGCTGGCGGCGTTTCTCCATCTTGATGATCAGCTCGCAGAGTTCGGGGTCATATTCCTTCACGTACTTGAACAGCCACGAGCCTTCCTTTCCGGCAGGCAGGTCGCTGAAGTAGTGAACGCCCCAGAGATGGGGATATTTGGCGGGGTCGTTGAAGTAGCGCGAAGAGCCACCGAGGGCAGGCAGCAGCTCGTTGGAGAGCTTCTCAGGGTCTATTCCTTTTGCTTCATCGCACACCATCCAATGAACAGTTAATGAGTTGGCCGACATGACCACTTCTTGTGACACGATGATCATAATGGTCCCGTTTGCAAACCAAACCACGTCCTTCAAATCATGGGGCACGAAGATGGGTTTCTTGAATCCCAGACGGCGGTCGGGGGCATGGCCGATGACATAATGGATGTCACGGTGCCAGCCGAAGTCCTCCAAGGCCATGAGGGCCGACGGCAGGGTTCGGCTGTGGGCTTGCCGGAAAGAGTTGGCGTAATACACACCGGTGCTGCCTGGCATCTCCAGCACATTTTCGCGGATGCGAAGCGCGACGGTGTAGGACTTGCCCCAACGACGTGCCGCGAAGTTGACCGAGTTCTTTGCCGAGCATTGGATATAGCGTTGCTGGCCAATGTGAAGGTAGGTTTTATTCATCGGCGGTCACCTCCTCAAATTCAGCATCCTCGTCCATGAACTTACGCATGTATTGGTCTGCTTTCTCCTTATCCTTCTTTGTGAATTTCACGCCGATGGCGGCAGGATCGTAGGTGATTTGCACCGTGTCGATGGTCAGGTACTTCTGAGCGTCGAGCAATTCGCCTTCGTCCTGATCGAGACGGAAGAGGAAGCCGAGGTTCTTGGCCTGCTTGCGGAGTTCTGCGGCCAGTGCGAAGTCGCGGGCCTTGGCCGCTGCATAGGCTTCCTCCATGAGGGCTTCGGCCTTCAGTTTTATCCAGTTCTTGTGTGAGGTTGGCACATCGCCCAGCAGCTGGGCTGTCAGGGAGATGATGTTATAAGCCTGGCTGGCTGTGATGTGATAGGTGTCGATGAGGCGACGGCGCACATCCTTGCGGCTTATCCACGGGTTTTCGATCTGCATGGCATAGCAGTCGCGGACTTGTATGATGAGGGTTTGAGACGACGGAGGCAGTTCCTTGAAGCCTTCCACGCCGTCGGGTAGGTGTTTCCTGAGCAGGTCTAAAGAGTCTTCACGCATTGTTTTCGCTGTTGTTTTGTTCCGAGAGGTGCATCAGCATCTCCTTGATTGCTTCGGGTGAGCCGCTTTCAGCATAGCGTTTGCTGTCGAAGCGGAGTTGGATCTTCGTCTTCAGCTGGCCACGGTGGTAGGCAATGGACAGCTCGTTTTCGGGGTGCAGCCTTATTAGTGTGGTCAGTTCCTCGGGGTCCATGCCGATGAAGAAGGCGATGTCCTGGACGGTCATGAACAGGGCGGCCAGTTCAAAGACCTTCTGGTCCTTATCCAATCCTGAAAGCTGATTGAAGAATTGTTCCGACATCGGCTTTGAGTCGTTCGAGTTCAGCGGGTCGGTCTGTTGTGTAGAAGCACTCATTGCGGTAGTTTTGTGTTGCGTTGGCCGAGGTGATGATGGCCACCTCGTAGGATTTTCCTTGTGCGATGTAGGCTTTGGCGTGGCTGTCGGAGAGGAAGATTTCGTCGGCCACGCTTTGGAGCTGGTTCAGCAGCTGCCGGTGCCGGATCATCACGTCACGGTCGAGGATGACTGTCACCTTCTCGATGGCCATCTCCTCCTTCAGCTTCATCAGCTGGCGCAGCCATCCGTCTGTGACGCTGTAGGACAGGATGGTGACTGTGGCGCCCTTGCCCACCATGGCCACGATTTGCTTCAGCATATTCATGGAGTTCTGGCGGGCCACACGGACGCTGTTGAGTTCGATCTTCGCTATTTCCATAGACAAAGGCAGCCGAGGTTTAGCCCCGGCTGCCGTGATTTCAGACGCTGATGCCTCGTTCCTTCAGCCGTTGCAGGGTCTCCTCCTTGATGGGGATGCTGTGGCTGATGAGGGCGTTGGTGCGTTTCTGCACCTCCAGTCTCATCTCGTCGGTCCAGCTGTCCTTTTTGAGGGCCTTGGCGATATAGGAGCGGTCGTTGAAGGGGTTGTACTCCTTCGGCTCGGTCTGCCTGGCCTCTTCCTCGAGGCGGGCTTTCTCCTCGTCGAAGAGCTTCCAGCGTTTCTGCAGGTTGGCGCGGTGCTCGAACAGCTGACGGCGCCAGTCGGCGCGTCCTGCGTCGCTATTGGCCTCCTTCATCATGGCGTGGCAGTACTGGAGTTCTTTGTACTCCTCGCTGTTGGCCAGCCAAAGTTCTTTGAGGGTGGGCGGCAGCTTGGCAGGGTCGTAGTGCTCGTGGCGTTGGAGGTCCAGGAGTGAGACGGTCTCGCTGTCATCCGCGTCGTCGGTTCCCTCTTTTTGGGAATTTGTTTCCGTTTTCGGCTCTTTCGTTTCCGAAACCGGCTCTTTCGTTTCCGCTTTGACCACTTTGATTTCCACCTCCTCACGTCCCGGGATGGGTCTCAGGTTGGGGATGTGAGCCAGGCGCGAAAGCTCCGTTGCCAGATGGCGGCGGTCGCGTCGGCTGATGATCAGGCGGTTGGTGTTGGCGTTGGAGCTATAACGCAACAAGACGGCTACCCCTTCATCGAAGGAGTAACCGTCGTGCGTTTGTAGGAATTGTAGCACTGGGTTCATAATCGAACGATTTAGGCACTCGGTGCGTGCTTCGTGATTACGTCAGTGCTGCAGTCCAGCTCGTAATAGTCGTGGTCGGTGTCGCCAGCGTCGGGTGCGAATTGGATCTTACCCGTGTAGATGGGCAGGGCCTTGTAGTCGGGGCACTCGGCCTCGAAGGTCACGCCCTTGCTGGAACCGGCAGCGTCGCCAGAGGTGACGTTGGGGGTCACGTCGCAGCGGTAGTGCGAGTGGCCAACCACGCGATAGGCACCGTCGTGCCAGGCGATGAACACTCCATCGCCGTTGACCACGGCATCAGAGAGAACAGCGGCCTCTTGGGTGAGCTTCGGGAAGCGGAAGCTCAACTTGTTGAGGTACATCTTCGAGTCACGCTCACCCGTGGCTTCGGCTGAGAGAACGCCTTCGCCTTGGGTGTTGTAGATACGGATGAACAGGGCGTCTTCCTTCAGGGTGAAGTTACCCGTGTAGCCGATGTAGGCGGCAGCGGAAGTGGCGTCTTGGATGTTGTCGGTGATGGTTGGCCATGCCTCGATGTCGGAGGCAGCGACGAAGTACACGTACTTGCCGATACCTGATCCGTTGGCTTGGCCAATGGTGAAGGGCACGTTGGACAGTGCGATGGCCAGGCAGATGGTGGCAACAGTTCTAACTATTTTCTTCATGTGAGTATCGTTTGAGGGTTTGACAATAGGGGCACGCCCTTACGGGCGCACCCCGTTGGAGTTTAGGACTCGGTAATGACACCGTTGATGGCGACCGTCAGGTCGATGTCGTCGGTGGCATTGGTGAATCTCAGGGTGCCTTCCACTTCGGCCGCGCCGGTGAAGGTGATGGTCAGGGTGGCACCGCCTTCGGCGTTGGCAGAGGCAGCGGAAACCGTGTTGGCGCTGACGCTGAGGCCGCTACCGCTGATGGTGACGGCGGTCGCGCTGGTCAGGTTGTAGCCTTGGAACTTCACGGTGGCGGTCTTCGACGTGTTGGCGGTGGTGCTGATGGTGATCTCCTCATCGCTGACGGTGGCATACACCGAGTCGTCGTTGATGTTGTAGGAGGCGGTCATCAGGAAGCGAGCGTCGACGCTGGTGAAGTTGACGCCCATCCAGCAGTCGGTGAACATGGCCACGACCTTCGGGTTGCCCGGGTTGAACAGGCGGAACTCGCCGGTGGCCTCTTCGCCGGTACCGATGCCGTCAAGACCGACGCGCATGTTCTTCTTGCCATCGGTGATGATGACATAGCCCATGCCGCTCATGCCTTCGCAACTGACGAGGTGGCACTTCTTGTCGGTGCCGATGAGGTACTCCTGAGAGGAGTCGGTGGTGGCGTTGGCGTTGTAGAAGTTCTGATCCTGGTACCACTGAGTGTACATCAGTATGATCATTTCTTCCACGAACATCTCGGCGCGCTTGATGCGGTTGCTGCGCTTGTTCCAAGCGAGCTGCAGCTTCACGCCGGCGTTGTAGCGGTTGATGCCGCCCAACTGCATGTAGTTGCCCTTGCTGAGGGCGATGTTGCCGGCGGTCTTCTCTTGCTCGATGATGGTCTTGAAACCGTCAAAGTTGCAGAGATTGGTGGTGGCGTCGGCGTCGTACACACCCTGCCAGATGGTCTCGTTGAGACCTTCGGAGATGGCAGCCATCTTGGCCACTGCGATGTCGCGGACCATGGCTTGGGTGATCATCGGGATTTTGTCGCTCGGCTTGCTGTAGATGGTCTTCAGCAGCGGCTCGGGGTCAAACTCGGCTTCGTACTGGAGGTGTCGGGTTTCCAGGGTGCGGGCCTTGAGGTCGGCAACACCGGCAGGATTCCAAGGAGTCTTGTACGGTTTGTAGTTGCCGGATTCGTCGATGTAGCCCTCAACTTCTTTACCGCGCAGGCCGTTGATGACGGTCATGTGCTTCACGGTGTCGTTGATCAACACGCGGGGCATGGCAAGAGCCTCTTTGCGGTATCTGGTGCCGGATTCGGCGAGGGCTTCGCAGATTGAGATTTGAGATGCAGGCATTGTTACACTGTTTTAATGGTTAGTGAATAGATTTACTTAATGCGTTGAAGCAGGTCGTTGCAGAAAGCCTCGGGGTCGTCGGCATAGGCGAGGTTGTCGTTGACAGGATCACCATTGTGCGGAGCTTCCGCAGGAGGTGTAGGGCGTTTGTTCAGCTGCTCGATCGTCGCCTGGAGGCTGCCGACTTGGGTCGTCAGGTTCTCGTTGGCGGTTTTCAGAGAAGCGTTCTCGTTCTGGAGCTGCTGGATGGTGTCGGCTTGGTCGCTGATCGTGCGGGCGTTGGTCTCGTTCAGAGAGCGCTCGGTGGCGATGGCGCTGTCGATGTCGTTCAGCTGCTCGTGGTTCAGGGTCACGGTGTCGTCAACCATTTCGAGGTTGGCACACGAGGGAACCGATTGCAGGTTTTGAAGTCCTTCCATTTTTGTGATATTGAGATTAGACAATTCCACGACTTTGGCCACGGCAGCGTCGAAATTGCCGAGAGAGTCAATGAGGGTGCCAAGGACTTCCTTGGCTTGGTAGGTGCGGCCTTTCAGTTGGTCCTCCGTCACATTGGGACGGTTGGCGCGGATGTCGGCCTTGAATTTCTCGTTGGTCGGGTTCAGGATGCGCTCCTTGATCAGCTTGAAGTCGCCTTCCAGGGCGGTCTCGAACTCGTCGTTCTTTTCTTCGCTTCCATCGGCATAGATGCGGAGGTGTACCATGCCTTGCTCGTCCTTCGCTTGCTTCGGGTAGTCCTCGATTTGGATCATGGTGCCGATGCAGCCAATGCGGTCGGTGTCGCGGTTGGCCATGATATGACGGCAGTAGCTGCCGGCGTACATGGCGGCGCTGCACATGTAGCCGTCGACGAAGGCGAGGACGGGCTTGTTGCAGGCTTGGATGGCCTCGGCGAGGTCGGGCACACTGTTGGCGGCGCCTCCACCGCTATCGATACGGAGGATGTGGCCGATGACCTCATCATTGGCATCGGCTTCGAGCAGCATGGAGGCGATGGTGCGGGTGCCGATCATTCCGCAACCGGCATCATCGCGCAGCATGGTGCCTTCGAGGTGGACCAGGTTCACCTGTCGTCCAGCCGGGACGTGCTTCGACTGCTTGTGGGTGATGGTGGCCTGGGCGTTCTCGCCTTCAGGCGCAAACTCCAAGCCCATCAGGAGTCCGTAAAGCACCTGACGGTTGGCTGCAGCAGTCTGTGGTTCAATGAGCCAGGGCTGCTGGAATATGTCGTTGAAAAGAGAAATGCGCATAGGGTTTTGCAATTAGTGGTGCAAAAATATCCTATGCGCATAGGGGTGCGGTGACTATAAACTCAACGCAGGAGGCTCGTTTTCGACTGGTATTTCACATTCACGGCCACCTCGCGCGTGTTCATCGCATCATAGCGGTTTGAGATCACGAGATAGGTGGGATATGATTTGGTACCAATAGTATATTGCTTGCCGTCGACAGCCACGGCGTAGACCACGACGGGCCTTCCGGCATACTTCTTCGCCAGCTCCGTGTCGACCTCCAGGCGCACGGTGAAAGGCAGCTGCACCTCATAGTGCACGCCTGTCTCGTCGACCGTGATGTCTTCGGTGAGTTCGGTCGCCGTCTGGTCGATGCTCTTGAACCAGTGCGAGCCGTCTATATATACATCGGGGATGCTGCGTTCCTCTTGCTGTTCCTGCTGGACCCACTGGTCATTGACTTCGTTCTGCTCTTTGAAGCCGATTTTGAAGATGCCGATTTTATTCATTTTTTCCGTGACTATTTAATGACTAAAAATTCTTTTTTCACTTGGATTTTTCCGTGACAAAATAAAGACCAAAAACTTAGTAAACCATAGGTGAGACGCGGTTCTCTTCGGTTTTGTCGACATGCCTCCACCAGTCGCGGGTCATGGAGCTGATCATGCGCTCGGTGTAGGTGATGTGGTACTGGTTGAGGAAGGCGCAGACTCCCTGTTTCACCCTGAGGCGGGTGTCTTCGTCCTTGGTCTCGTATTGTCCTTCGATATAGCCGTCCATAAAGGTGTGGTAGGCTTTCCGGAAGTTCGTCTCGAAGAAGCGTTTCACCTTTTTGTGTCCGGCTTTCGAGAGGTGGTTCCTCCAAAGCGTGTTGCAATAATACACCTTATTGGTCGATTTGCAGTACACTTTTTCGTCGCGCTTCAGGGGAAGCTCGATCATCACGGTCTCGTCCTCGGGCAGCTGCTCCTCCTCCTCCCCTTTCGGATGGAGTTCGAGGTAGGGAATCATCAGCATGACCAGCACGGATCCAGGGGCGGGATGGACCACTCCGTCCTGGTACGAGTTCTCGAGCCACTGTTTCAGTTTTGCGCCCACATGGGCTTTCACATACATGCCTTCCATAGTATTTCTCCTTTCCAAGGTCTCTCAATATACATTAATTTGACAAAATGACAACACCATTTGACAAAACTGATTTTCAGCAAGTTGGGTTTGTCAGTCATTGATTTGTCACATTTTCGCCGATTTTCGCATTTTTCGTAATTCATTGATTTTCAGTTTTGTCACTTTTGTCAATTCTTTTGTCACATTAATTTCGGCAAAACCGAATTTGACAAAAAATTTGACAAAAATTTCGGTTTGATTTTCAGTTAGTTATCTTTCCATTTGTCATATTGTCAAATTGTCACTTTGTTTCTCGAACTGCGGTTATAAAAAAGTAATTAATCTAAAGGGCAAAAAAAAGAGGTCAGAACGGGTCGCCCTCGTCCTTGGCCGCTTTGTTCTCAATATAGAAGCCTCCATAGCGCTGCTGGCCAGTGGTCTCGAAGAGGTTCAACTTGCCGCGCTTGCGCTCGGTGTCGGACCGGCTTTGCATGAACCATTCAGGGTTGTAGGCATAGCCGCGGATCTCGCACCAGCCGATGACCTTCTTCGTGAACGTCTTCTTCTTCGCCCAGCTCTCCTCCTTACGAGACAGGGCTGCCTTGTATGCCAGGTAGCACACTTCGTCGTCGAGGATCTGGTTGAACTTGTCGTCGAAGTAGTCGTCGGCCCAGTCGAGGAAGTCGAGACCGATCTGCGCCTTGCGGATGCGTGCGTTGATGTCGGGCATGTCGGGGTCGATGAGGCCGTAGCGCATGTAGGCCACAACGCACTGAAGCATGAAGTTATAGAACATGTTCCAGTCGCGGTCGTCGTATTGCTTCAGCAGGTCGCGGCCGAACTCCGTCCTGGGCGACCGTTCCTTCAGGCCTGACTCGGAGTTGGCACTGTGGTAGTAGTCGCTGAAGCTGACGAACTGGATGCGTCGGCGAAGCGAGTCGTCGAACTTCTTGATGGCGTGGTTGGAGGTGAAGGCGAACTTCGGAGCTTTGTCGAACGGGATGACGAACTCGGACGTGTTCTTCGGGTTGATCACCAGGTCGCCGGTAATATCGGGAAGGAATCGGTTGAGGTCGATCTTCGAGTTAAGGTCGTCGATGTGGATGATGTCGGTGTCGTAGTCGATACGCTGGAAGATGAATTGCCAGTTGTTATCCTTCATGTTCTGGCCGTTGAGGAACTCACGCTTGCGAACCTCTTTCAGCGAGTCGATGAAAAAGGACTTGCCGGTACCGCCTTTGTGGTTGCCTTCGTCCTCTTCGAGGATGTTGGTTTCCATGCAGTAGACGGCCTTAGCCTTGCCTCTCTCCTTATACTTACAGAGGAGGTAGCCGATACTGGTCACTTTGTTGAGGAAGTTCTTCTCGATGGACCGGCGTTCCTCCTCGGTCAGGTCGGCACCGCTGCGGCGGGCTTCCTCCTGTTCGCGCCAGTACTTGTTGCCGGTGTTCCAGACGTACTTGATATAATCGAAGTCGGCCACCTCGCCCACACTATACATATCATTGGCATTTGTCAAATTGTCCATGTCTTGCAAAAGGGTGGTGTAATTGGGGGTTTGGGGGTCAGCCTTGGCCAAAAGTTCGAGTGTATAAGCGTAGTTCTGCGTATAGCCGACCTTAAACAAATCCCCTACCGGGCTGAAATCTCGCTGGATCACCTTGTGCTGCAGCACGAAGAACGGCGACTTGGTGGCGTCCACCTTCTCGATGCCGTCCTTGGTCACCTTAAAGATTCCGTTGCGGAAGAAGAAGAACTCCGACGCTTCGGTGAAGGCGCTGAAGTCGGGGCGAATGTCGTCCAGGTTCTTCAGCGAGTCGACGCTGATCTGCTTGGAGCGGTGGATGGTGTTCTCCAGCATGACGGAATAATACTCCGGACGCTCCATCAGGAAGTTGATCAGGAAGCGGCGGCATGTGCTGGCCATGTCGGACTCTGGTATCTCCTCCACCACGTTGTCGGCCACATGCACGAACTTGAACACGCCTTTGCGGTCGGTGAGCATCTTGTGGAATCCGTTGGCCTGAAGGAACTGGTAGAGGTGGGCGTTGCTGATTTCGAGCTTGGGGTTGCCGTTCTTGTCGGTGGTCTCCATCCAGAACTTCAGCGGCTTGGCCAGCTTCACCAGGCTGTATTTGAATTCCTTGTATGGGTCGATTTGACCACGCTTGTAGTACATACAAAAGTCCTTGATGTCCTTGCAGGGCTTCTCGTGGCCGTTCTCGTCACGCTTGCCCGTGCCGTATTGCCCGAGGTCGGCGGGAAGGTTGATCACCTTGATGTCGAGGTCCTTCAGGGCAATCTTGTAGGCACCGGCCAGACCTGTGGCGTCGGCATCGAAAAGCACGTAGACGTTAATGGCCAGCCTCTTCAGCTTGCTGATGGTGTCGTAGCTGAGCGGCTCCGTCTCGGAGTTGGGCCAGCACACGACATGGCCTGCATGGTGGACGTTGAGTGCGTCGCTGCCGCCTGAGCAGATGGTGAGGTTCTCGAAGCGTTCGTCCTTCTCGTCGGCCAGGATGTCTTCCTCTTCGCCTTTCTTGGGCTTCTTGGTGTATTCCACCTTGTGAGGGTAGACGCCTTTCTGGGCGTTCTCCCAGGCCTCACGGAACAGACGGCAGCCGAAGATATAGCCGCGCGGCTTCTTGCCGTAGAACATGAAGCGGTTTTTTCCGAAGGGCGTGTAGATGCGTCCCCATTCGCCGTAGTCGTACATCATAATGGGGAACTCGTCGGTGGCTTCTACCTTCCACGAGAATTGCCCTTTGCCCTTGCCCTCGGCCGTGGGCAGAATGTAGCCGTCCAAGGGAACCAGGAACAGCTCGTCGCAGTCTTCCTGCGTGATACAGGGCTTCCCGTTCTTATCCTTGGGACCAAGCACGGCTAATTCTGCCTCGGTGAACTGGCCTGAGGGTCGCTTGATGACGCGCATCTCCGGCGTGTAGGCCACCTTACTCCACTTGCCTTCTTTGGTGTAGTTGCGCTTGGCACCGTCCACGTCGATGCAGCAGCGTTGGCAGATGATGGCGATGGCACCCTTGAAGTCGGTGTGCTCGTGCTCCATCACGAAGTTGATCATGTTCTTGGCCTTGTTGTCGGCGCCGCCGTGGTCCTTGATGTACCACTTGCCGCCTTGCTCGAAGATGCTGGCCGAGGGGTGTGCATCGTCATCGCGGAGGCTGACCAGGTTGGAGGTCTTCCCCGGGTCGAAGCTGGGGAAGTAGCTCTTGAAGAGGTCGGCGCCTCCGTTGGTGCGTTCGTATAGGTCTTCAGTCTTGATCATAGTGTTCGGGTTTTACGAGGTGGCCGTCAGAGTACCAGAGTTTGGTGTCGACCAGGTGCTCAGGATCGCTGACGGGTGCGACCTTGAAATAGAACTGGCCGTAGCGTTCCTCCATGCCGCGTTCCATGATGACGAGCTCCTTGCCTCGGAAGGCTTCGACGGGGAAGGCCTTCGAGGCCAGGACGGTCTCGCCGACGGCAAAGGGGATGTTCTTACGGAACTGCTTCATCTCGCTCTCACGGGTGATGTGCGGCGTGTAGACGTCGAATTTGTACTCGGCCTTGATGCCGCAGCAGTTTTTCACTTTCTTGCCGCTGCCGCATGGGCAGGGGTCGTTACGGCGCAGGCGGCGGTCGGCGCGGTGCAGCGTGGGCGACTTGGCTTCTTCACCGGCAGAGATGATGGTGGCCATCGGTTTCTCGACCTTGGCCTTAGGCTTTTCAGTGGGCTTGGATTGGTTGGGGTTTTCCATAGTGGCGTGGTTTATAGTGTTTGAAAAAGGTGTAGACTTCTTCTTTGAACTGGTCGCATTTCTCGAAGTAGAGGGCGCGGGCCTTGTCGACTTGTATGGATTCATCGATGGTCATGGTGTATCGTTTTCATTGTCCTAAAAATCCGGAACAGGCAAGTCGAGCTCAAGGCATCCGCTGTTGATCCTTTTCCATTCGTTGTCTTCGTATTTGCTTTTTGATTTGCTTAGTTTGCTCAGTCTTTCCCGGCTTTCTTGTGCCTTTTGTTTATATATATCCAGGCTCGCCTGACGGATTTCTTCTTCACGCTTCAGCAGGTCGTCCATGGTTATGCTCGGCACAAACGGCATATAGGCGCGTGAACGCGGTACCACTTCAGGGATTTTCCTCGGGTTTCTCCGAGGATGGTTCTGGCTGCTCCTGGACGTCGGTGGAATAGCGCAGTTGGTGTCCTTTGACTGGTTTGCCTTTGGATAGGGCTGCGTAGAAGGTCTTGTAGTTGACACCGATGGCCTTGGCTGCCTCGGAAGCGCTGTCAAAGGTCTTCCATTCCTTGCCAAAGAGGACGTCAATTTTTTTGCCTCTGCGGTTCTTCTTTCTTTTGGGTTTCGCCTTGGCGATGGCCTTCTTCACGGGTTCCGGCAGTGTGTGCATTTGCAAGACCTTCTCCCCTTCTACCTGGCTCTCTCCGTTGCCGATGATGCCACCAGGCTCGTAGGTGGGTGCAGGGTCTTCTTCCTGTTGGGGATAAGGAATCGGCTCGGGGTCTTCTTTAATAAGAGGCACGAGGCCTGCACCTCTTCTGGCCGGATCAGTGGCGGCCAGCAGCTGCTCGTTTATCTTTTTGATGCTGTCCTTCAGCGTCTCATCCATCCATTTCTTGGCTTCTTCGATGAGTCCGAAGTGTTTGAAATCAACAGGCTTTAGTCCTGGAAGTTCAGGAGGCAGACACTGTATTTGTGTCTCATAGTGATCATTCAGCTCGATGAGTTCGTCGACGCTGATTTCAAGTTGGAATTCTGGGTAGGTGATTTTCATGGTTTCTGTGTTTTAATTTGGTTGGCGGCCAAACAGGGCTTGGCCAAAGAAAGCTAACACCTGCCCTATCATCGCTTCTTCATAGCCTTTCCATTTGTCGGTGGCGTTGATGATACGGGCAGTTTGGATGGAATAAGACTGCAGGCAGTACTCCGTTCGCCATATCGCTGCTGGTTCTGGCAGATCCCAGCTGTCTTTCTCTGGGTCACGATAGCGGCCTCTTGACTTCGTAAGCAGTTGCCGTGGGATGTCGAACGTGACGCACCAATCGACACTGACATTGAAGGACATCCAATGGATGGCCTCCTCTGGTGCCTCGGTGAAGAAGCAAAAGCCGACGGAAGTTGATTTTTTGCCATTGTTGGCGTGTACCGTGGTATTCGTCAGGATCTCGCCAGCAATAAGGGCCTGATATTCTTTGTCGGACATGAAGCGGTGGACGATCATTTGTTCAGTATTTGTCTTTCAAGGATAAGAATGGCTTGCTTTTTGAGTTTCAGGCAGGCGCGGTTGACCCATTTTGTGCAGGGGTAGCCGTCCTTTGGGGCAAATCCAACAGTTTGCCTGTAGCTTGCTCCATTTTCCGTCTCAATTCGTTCCATAGGCGTCTTGAAGAAGCCTACATGTTTGAAGGCTTTCTTCAGCTTGCGAGGAACTTTGTTGAGCTTTCGCATCGAGCGCTTGAAGGCCAACTTGTCTTTCTTCGTCATCTTGATGGTGACAGTTTTTTTGAACACAAGTGGCGTTGCCGGTGCTTCTTCAGCTGGCTCCGTTGGAAAAGGATGGATGTCGGTCTTCAGGTCGACGTCGTACTTTTGGCCTGTCGACGGATCCATCAGGATGGCTCTTGGTATAATCAGATCTTTCATGGCCTTCCTCCTTTTGGGTCCAATTTAGCGATGAGGGCGTCTGCGAATTCTACGGCGAAGGATGCGGCTGCGTCTTTATAATCAATTTGCGCTGCGTCGGCCACACGCTTGACGCTATCCATCAATTCGCCGTTGGCCAATGTGCCCTGCAGGGCCTGCCCAGCGAACTGGTAGCGGAATTCTTCTCTTTGGTTGCTGTTCATTGTGCGTAGGTTTTATTGTTCAATGCCTCCTGGCATGTTGTGGATGGAATAATACCCTTTGAGGCCGTCGGTTCGTTCCTCGGGGGTGCATGGGGCTTGGAAGCATTCTTCCGACCGGTTGAGGATGCACAGCTTGCAGTTGTGCGCCCACGAGTCATCTTTGGTCGGGTAGAACTTTGTCAAGCCCCAGGTCTCCGATGTGAAGTGCATCTGCGTGTCGCTTTCGCCTATAAGGGCAAGTTGTTCGCGTTGTGGCATCACTTCACCCTTTCTCCGAGGACGAGACAGAAGCAGCGTTGCCTGGCTGGTGCGCCCAGTTTGGGGTCGCCATACGAGACGTAGATGGTCTTCAGCTTGAAGGTCATCGTGGTCTTGGTGTAGCCACGGTGGAAGCAGATCTCTTCGATGTCGGTCGGCACCCGATGATTGCAGGCGGGCAGCTTGCAGATGCAGTCGGTCATGCAGACGTTCTGTTGGCCGAAGCCTCGCTTGGCAGGGCCATATTTGCACAGGCGCTTCGTCCAATAGGCTGTGAGGTCGCGGTACTCGACTGGCTTCTCGCCACACTCGATCTTGTCGTACCACTCGCCGGTGAGGTTTAGGTGTAGGGTTTTCATTGTTCACCCCCTTCCTCTTCTTTGATTTTTTGAAGCTCGATTTCGAATTCGATGATTTTCTGTCTTCTCTTCTCGGCCTCTTCATTCATCTTCCTTTCAAAGGTATTATCGACATACCTGAGGCGGAACATCTTGACGATCAAAATCGGCAACAAGACTGTGGACGCGCTCAGGAACATATACCTGATAGGGTGATTGTGGGTCAGCAAGTAGCCACAACACATGAGCAGTTCGATAATGGCCAATAGGGATGATTGGCGAGTCATCTCCAGCGACTTCATAAAGAGGTCGGGCGGTGTGAGTTGGTTGAGTTTGTCTTGGTATTTCATTCTTGGATCATTTTTTTAGATTATTCACATTTTACTAGTTTTGTCTGAAACTCTTTAAAGCCCTTGCGAAGCAAGTCAGCTTTTGCTTCTTCTGCAAACCAAAACGTAGAGGGGTTGCAGTACTCGACCCATTCGGAGTCGTAGTTCAGCAGTAACACTTTCCACTTCATGACTGGCCTCCTTTCAACATCTCGGGGTTGTCGTGAACATTCCCGATGACCTTAATGTTTTTTATATCCGTGAGAAAATAGTGGAGGTCTTCTTCCTTTTTGAAGATGAAGCCGAATTCATCGTATTCCACGACGCATCTCATGGGTTCAAGGGTTTCCTTGCCGTCATCCCATGGGCCATAGACGCTATAGTCGCAATCCACGATGTCGCCTTCATAAACTGGGTTGCCGTCTTTGTCAATCAGCTCGGTGAACTGGCCAATGGTTTCTGGGTTGACTCTGTCTTCACTGAATTTCGGGATTTCCTCACCGTTTACCAATTCCGTGCTTTTTAAGTGTAGTATGAAGGGGATGGTTTCACCCATTTGGATAAGGTCGCCATATATCCAGCCTAGGCTTGTCTCAATGGCCTTTCCTCTAAATCTATAGCCTCTCATTGGTTACCTCCTTCCTGCAGTACATTGGCTTTTTCGGAAAACCTGTAGGTCTTCAAGACAGGATGAAGGTTGATTGTGAAGACGTGTTCATCGACGTGTTGATTTTCTGGATAGCATGAAATGAAGTCGCCGAAGTCAAACCTAACAATCAGTCTTCTGGTGCGTGGGTATTTATCATTCAGATCTTTTACCTTGTGACGGAGTTCCTGGATCAATGCGTCACGCGAAAGTTCGTCGGATATGAGGCAGTTCCGGAACTGGTCGACATAATCTATGAGTTCGGCGCTTTTCTTATTGGCCGCTCTCCATGTGTTCGGTTTTTCGATGTAGTACATCATTGGGCACCTCCTTTCCTCTCCCATGTGCTGTACACCCTATACCATTCCAGTTTCCACCATGTGAAGAGGAAAATGAAATGAAGCATGTTCTTGTCAAAGTTTGTTCTAAGCCTTGGCTTTAAGCCGAACCCACTATGTCTTACCCAATAGCACCACATTTCGCTATTGTCTTTCTTGAAATGGACGTGAAACAATGTCATTTCTCACCTCCTTTCAGTAGTTCGGGGGTGTCGAAGATGTTGCCGATAACGACTTTAGCACATTCGTCTATCCATTTTTGGTTAATGCCACAGTGATCGAAGCACTCGAAGCCTATAAGGTTAGCTGTGAATCTCGCTTCAGGGGCGAAGTATTGAATTACATGGCGATAGTCATGAGGGCCTTTGATTATATCACCCTCGTAAATGGGGTGGCCTTCTTTGTCATTTAGGCCAGTGAACTGGCCGACAGTTTTCTCGTTGACATCGTCACACATCCAGCCATCCTCTTCGTCGTAGTATTGGATGGCACGGCCGTCTTCTTTGTCGGTGTGTAAGAGGTCGCCGAATATCCAGCGTTTTACATGGATGCCCCAGCCTCTGAATTTGATTTCTCGGTTCATGCTTCGTCCTCCTCAGTTTTATACCATCGGCCAAAGCAGTCGACCGCATACTTTTCCGACGCACCTTCAGCCCAAGCGTCGATTTGGGCGTAGTCCTCGTCATCGAGGTCGTAGTTTTTTTTTGCACTCATAATGATGTTGTTTTGGATTGGTGAATGAATCATGATTGTTTGAACACCTGGACACCGAACATATCAACCGATATGCTGTTGATGGTGGCGTGGTGTTTCTCAGGAACGGAGAGGCCATTGCGCCAGAGGCGGAACAGCCCTTGTGAGATTTGGCAGTCATCGACCACCCTATTACGGAACTCATCGGCCTTTCCGTGAGGCATCTCATCGATAAACTTTTGTAAATCTGTCAT